CCGCGTGTGAACGGGCTCCGTTTCTCAATCGGATCCCGTAGCCAATCAGCGAATGCCTGCTGCATGTATTGCATAGCAACAGGCTCTATCGCTATCACCCGAGGCTTCTTTGCAGTCTTAGGGACAAAAGCGACCTTCACAGGTAGCTCGTCCCGGGGGAGAATGTAGTTAATCCTGGTGACGCGATCCAAGCCTTCGTCGTTTAGGATCGATGAGACCCCAAATTCGGCGAAGGGCAGAACGCGCTCAAGCCGCATTGGCCAGTCACGGAAATCGTATTTCAGATTCCCGCGAATGCCCTCAGCAGTCGTTCCAGGACCGTGCCGAGGCACGAGCTCGCCGTATAGCTCCCTAGAAGAGGAGCATGCAACGATATCGCCCCATAGAATGCTAGACACCAAACTAAAGGTTTCAAGCAGCCTAGGGGAAAACGCCTCATCACGACCTACTCCTCTGTCGATTTCGACAAACCTTCTACCTGCTCCCAAAACTCGTCCCATAGAACAGGGTGAGTAAAGTCGACCCACAATCCGACATGTTTGACGGATCGAACGGATCGCGCAGATAGAGGGGTTGACGAGTAGATTGCCACCGTTGTCGAAGACCTGGGAAGTGAAACCCGAGAGGAATCTCGGGAGACACCTTCCTCTAGCTCGCGAAAAAGAGCTGGAGTGAGACGGTTCCCAGTGGCCGTCGTTGAGTGCCTTTTCAAGGGCATCAGCGAAAGCTGGTAGGGTGATCGTGACAAACGATTCGCCTTCATCTTCGACTCTCCTTGTGACGTACTTAACGTCACGTTGGGGGTTGGCGCCACACTGCATCCCACAATCATGCAGGATGCTAACAACTACGTCTGTCAGGCTTTTCATCGTGCCTCCAAGAAGGGGGTTTACGATCCTCGAGTCTGAAGACCCAACTGGCACCGGGGGCATAGTGCCCCCGGATTTTATTGCCAGTATTTCACGTTTCGCCGGCAATTAGTCTGGACAAGGCAGTCGCGCCATCGGCTTTCTGCAGAAGCAGAGCGCCGAGAAGCGTTCCCATCTTAGCCCAGTTGCTGCCGACACCGAGCACTCCAACGTCCGCTACGCAGTAGATTGTCAACGTCTTCAACGAATTGAGCTCCGAGTTGATCGGATCGGCCACAAGCTCGGTTTCCGTCAAACGGAAAGTATACCGAGTCCTGCGACCGACCTGACGCCCGATGGTCAAGTCGATGAAATGTGACGTCGAAATTGCGTAGCGGTACACCGAAGTGAGCGGGCCACGTGAAATGCACGGGAGTGTCATCACGTCCGAACCAGCGCCAGTAGAACTGGCGGTAGTCCAGGCCGTGGGAGACACGTCCAGCACAACAATAGGGTCAGCAAACATGACGTACCTGCATGAGTTAAACAGACCTCTAATAAAAATATCCACCACCCGGAATACCTACCCCGGGAGAGGTGAACAGAGGCCTGCGGGGTTTGCGCCTGGCAGAAGTGCCAAGCGCTAGCAAAATTGCACCCTGGCGAGTTGTAAATTCGCCCGGACGCAACCCCATACCAAAAGGTGAGGCCTGGCTGCGCATCCGACTCACTCTAATATTAGAGTAAGAACAGTCGGTTGCGCCGCCTGGGACAATAATATACCCGCTCGGAAAACCAATGTGGTTGTACGAGAAGGGATCCCAGCGAGGGGTGGTCTTCACGCGCAAGAATGAAGAATCCTTGTGCATGACGTAGCCATCCCCCATAGCCTCACTGTCGACCGCATTCGAGGAGAGGTTGGAGACGATGTCTCCAACATTCAAGAACCAGTCGGCAAGCCAAGTCCACGGGTACGTGCGATAGATCACTGCTGGGTGTGGAGCTACTCCATACAGCTCAGCTATCGCCTTCGCCGTCCACTCGTCGGACCCAATGTCTGGAACGTAGTAATAGTAAGAACCTACGAACCAGCTTTCCGTGACATGCTCGGAGGACAAAGTATAATTACAGTCCCCTTGCATGAACTCGTCGAAGTA